TTAAGGTTGCCGGCTCCTAGCTTCCTCGATAAAGAAATTTATCTATTTCTAGACCTTTCTCCTTCTGGAGATAGTTGATCATCTGGGATACTATCTCTTCCTTGCCCTATTTCACCCTTCCCACCATCGTTACTCGTAGTGTAGGAACTCTGAAGAGGATACTGCATTAAATCTTGTAAACCTAATGCTTGTGTTTCAAATAATAAACTCGCCATAGTTTCTCTCTCAGAAAAACCAAGAAGAGTGCCATATGCCAATCTATAAGAATAACTATACTGATTTGCTTCTAATAAAGATTTTCTATAATCCTCTTTAGTAAATATAGTTACCGGCATTAAATGAATTGGACAATAATTTGAAACATTTAATGCTAATTGTAAATTAGTCCATGCGTTAATCTGAGGCAATACACTACTTAGTACATAAGCCGATTCAGACTTTAACGCCGCATTTATTAATGCCGAGTTATTAACCAACTTGTTACCATTTAATAACGCACCAACACCACCAGCAGAACTTAAAATTTGCTGTTGTGAATTTTCAACTCTATTTACATCATCAGATACATTATCTGAGAAATCTATAGTCTTAAGTTCATCACCCGGAATTACTGCACTTGATACACCGTCCGGTATTGCATTGTCAGCAGCTATCTTAAAATAATCGATTGCTAAATCTGGAGTAATCTCAAATTCATCCGGATTCTTTGCCGAATTCATTACTTTAAGCGGCATATAAATCATACGATAAAAACTAAGTTTATCCGCACTAGATTGAACATCTGCCAAATCATTAAGATTAGCCAATCCCAGAAGCATTGGAAGAAGGGGAGGTATTATAGCATCCATTAAATCCGTCCTGAACTTTACTACAAATGAATATTCAGCTGGTACATGAACATATTTAATACCAGTTCGCTCGTATTCTTTCCACATAGAAGATACGGGTTCACCAAGATATTCTATTAACGCTTGACGTTGAGCAGATCTCCATTTGCTCATGTCGAGTGCCATGCCGTAACAAAACGAATCATTAACAGTATATATACTATCTATAATCGCTTCATTAGGATCTATTCGCCACATAAACGAACCCGTTTCATCATGGAAGAATAAATTAAATGAAACATCTTCAATCCACATATTAACCAATGGGGCATTCATTATATTTTCCAAACCCAATCTATCCATAAAGTCTATAGTCGAATCAAATTGCTTAAGAGCTTTAGTAGCGTCCATACCTTTAACAAATGAATATGGAGCTTCAATACTACGGCAGTCAAGACAATACATATCCGCATAAGCATATATCATCTTTTGATATATAGGTGACCTATAAAATAGATATCTACTAGCGTTTATAAGATTTTTTGAGTTGGCATAAATATTTCCGGTTAGATATCCTTTAATTGTGTTTTTATCAGTACTGGTTAAAGAAAGAGTAGCGGCATTCTGTGTTATATCACGTATAACCTTCATTACCTTCTCTTCTTTAGCATTAGCATATCGTTTCATTTGCCTTTCTTCTTCAAGTTTATATGTTTCTCGAATTGCGGCTACTGATTGATTAGGTCTACCAACATTATTTTTTACAGTAGCTACTTTTTCTTTTGAGACGCTCTTTGCGTCAACATCCTTTTTCTGCGCCATTATGCGTCTCCTTTCTATTTTTTAGTTGCTATACCGCCACGAATCTGGGCGGTGAGTTTTTGAAGTAAATCATTTTGATTTGTTTTAGGTTTTTGAAGTAATAGTTTTCGTCTCTCTTCAGCTAAGGCATGCCCGAGCATACAACAAGTATAGGCACGATCATCCAATTATGTTACTTAAAAGTTATTATTCTATATATCTCCATAAATAACCGCCACATTGATGAATTGGAAAACCCTTGGCTGCAGCAGTTATATTTGATACAAATTTTATATTATCATTATCATTAACAGCTTCAGTTAATGAACAATAGGAATTTAACACTTCTCTAGAATTAATATCTATTTTTTGAACTTTTCGTTTTTTATTTTCAGTTGCCTTATTATAATATTTTTCCAATGTATCAAAGTATCCATCAGAAAAATCATAATTTTGAAAAGCCCATATATATCCATAAGCTGTTTTTTTATTTTTTCTATGATATAAAATAGCTGATATAGAAGAAGTATTCCCAAACTCCTTTCTTATATCAGCCAACGAATTCCAAACTCTTATCAATTTTTTATCAATAGAGTATTGACATATTTTTCTAACTATCTTTGATTTAGGTTTTTTATAATCGAATAAAGAAATATTATTAAAATATTTTTCCCAGGTAAAATCAGGGTTATTATATTCTTTTTCAAATACCCAATATGAACCCTTGTATGGAGACATTTTTTTAATAGTATGCTTACATCTTATATCAACACACTCTTTTGTATATTGACAAGATTTACTAATATGAGATATTCCGCCATCCCATCTGTTAATTAAATTATAGTTTGAGTCGAATTCCAAAACAACATTTGGATTTTGAATTTTTCGCATTTTACTAATTTCTTCTTCGGAATGTTTAAATCCTCGACATCCAACTCCACCATAATCATTATTATAACCATTATTATAGGAATCATATTTTTTAATCCAATATATTTCTCTTTCATTTAGTTTATCATCTGTAGTTTCTTCGATAATTGAAAATTCAAAATTTTCTGAACCATATTTATTCCATGAATTCTGAAGATGTTTATTGTGATGTTGATTATTATTTAAATCACATATATGATGCGACCATCTCCATTTTATATCATGGGCTTGTCCTATATATTTTTTATCATTAATAATATTTTTAATCATATATATACCAGTAATAATTAACACCTCATTTCTAATGAGGTATATAGAATAATAACTATTGGTTTTGGTTCTTCTTGAAAGTGTCTTTACACTTGACCAAAACTCTCGTATTTCATTTTTAAGTTATAGTACGAGTTCAGACTATCGCATCTCCATTTAATTCCTATGGAGTCTAATCACTTAGTCGTTCACGCTGTATTAAAACTTGCGCCCTGTTGTCCACTTCTGGATTTCCAAGTCAATCAGATTAGATTTTATATATGTAGTTTATGGATTATGCTACATATGCACAATTTTGTTTATGCATTTTATTGGCTTTTTCTGGCGTTAACTCAAAAGAGTCCTTGCTGGACTCTCTTTTCTTTCTCACCATATTAACCAATTCTTCTTTTAAAGCATCAATGTTTGCTAGAGCTATTTTATCTTTCCAATCGAGTTTAATAGTTTTAGTATTAACCGACTGAACCTTACCCAATTCTTCTTGCAATTTATCTTCAAATTCTTTTTCATTTAATTTTTTCTTTTTTAATTCTTCAATTATTCTTTCACGTTCTTTATCTAATTTCTTTTGGTCTATATCAAATACAGTGAGATATTCTTTATTATCATATGTACTTGTAAAACCAATCTTATCTTGATTGAGCATTTCTATTAATGCTTCATACATAATAGATTTAAATTTAGCTGGTTCCATAAGGTGAACCTTATCTACCGCATTTGGGAATCTACCAACATAATCAGCAGAGTATTCTTTGTCTATTAATCCTCTATGAATAATACCATCAGAAGTTTCCCAATCTGGCATCAAGTAATCGGCTATGTTCACACCTCCGCCTCCCGTACCAGCATCAATCCAAATGCCAACAATATTTTCATATCCATCTGCACCAGCATTATAATCAAGAATCATTTGTTTTAAATATTCAATCTGATCGGGTGTTCTCATAGGACTCTTGATTCGTTTACCGACATCCAAAAGATTCACACCATTAACAATCTTTGCTCTTTTATCAATGCTTCCATCTACTTGTACAAAATCATAAAACTCAGCCACAAGTATAAATGAATTATCCACTTTACGAGCTGGATCATAAAACAATCCGTATTTCTTATTACCAGTTTCATTACAATGCACTGGTTTACGTGTCTCTTCATTTCTAGTAATAACACCACGTTTAACTATTGCATCACTACCAGCTTCAGTAGTGAATATACAATAATACTCTCGTCTAGCCTTTTCAGGGTTGGTTCTCATTTCTGATTCGACAGTAGAGCGAGAGAGTAGTGGAGCTACAACTTCGCCTCTGATAGTCGGAGCAAATGCTAAATCGCAATCAAAATGAAGAACACAATAATCGGGATCGCCCATTATTTGTCTTTTTGAATACTCTCTATATAATCTATAAAACATAGTATCTACCGAACTAGCAGAACTAATATACATCTTTTGATAGGGCATCCCCTCTGGAAAACAACGCTGTCTAATAGGATCTATAGACTTACCACTTGCATCCTTACCAGTCTTAAGACTCTTATTTACAATGGCAAATGCGCCATATACATTCATTAATTCATCCGATAAAAAACCACTTTCATCAAATACAACAGAGCCGCGAAATCCTCTTTTTGCGTCCACGTTGCTATTTAGCGTTTGAGTCATCGAACCATTGTATAGACTATAATTAAATCCATTAGAACTGTGACTAAATCCGTCTCCGGCTGCATTCTTTATTTCTATTTCATTTTTAAACACTTTTCCAGTCGAACCAGAAAACGTATCAATATTGTCATTAGCTAATTTCTCTAATGTAGTAAAAGTATTTTCTGCCTGACTACCAGTACCGCTTGCAATATATGACCAATAATTACAGAATAGCATATCTTTAGACATTAACTCTAAATCAATAAGAGTACTCTTTCCAAATCCTCTTGTACAAACCAATAGGCTATTCGGGACTATCCATGTTCTCTGTACTGCTAAAGCCTGCATATCAAAAAGTTCTATATTAAACATTCGGTCAATAAATTTTACCGGGTTGCATTGAAAGTACTTTTGCATTTCTGCAATAGCCAATAATGACTCTATCTTTCTTGTTGATAAAGGATAATCAATAGGCTTTACGAATATCCCATAATCCTTATAGAAATCCTTATCATAAACACTTACGTCTTTATACGGTAGAACTATCTGATTCATCTTGTTCCACCTCTTCAGATTCTTCAGTAGCAAAAACAGAATAAATATCCTTTAAGTTTTTAAATTCAATTTCTGAACCCATTTCATTTTCTTCAAGATAATCCTTTAAATCCAAATTTTCTTGAAGTATTATTCTGTTTATTTCCTTATAAGAATCCCTTTCTTTTCGTAATTTAACAATATCAGTTCGCATTGTAGCAACTATATCTGACCATTCGGATTCATCTAGTGCTAACTGCTTCATTATTGAATTGTCCGAAATTTCTTGTGCTTGTTGCATACCACGACAAGTTTTAATGTCAAATCCATTAACTTGCGCATCACGAAGATTTAACTCCTTTAATTTTTTAACTTTACCAGTCCATGTATTTTCTCCCTTGGTAGCATTTTTACTATTTTTGAGAGATATACAACTCTGCTCTGCAAGTTTGGTTATATTAAGAGTTATATTCTTTTTCATTTCTTGTAATGCTTTAATTGTCGCAAGATTCTTTTCAGCATTTCTCGGATCTTGTACTAAATCAGCAACCATATCATCAATCTGATTTATCTGTAAGAATCCACGTACAATACTAATAATAGATGAAGTTCTCATCATATCATCATTACCATTCTCATCAGAATCTAAGAATCCGATTAGCTGAGAATATAAAAACGGTTGGTCGGCTAATTTCTCTTTTTCAAAAGGTAAGTAACCTAACAACCGCAATACATCATTTTTATTCTTTTCAAACTGTTCAAGTATTTCTTGATCTTTTGGAAGAGCATCTTCCGCCAAGCTTTCAATACTTAACATACCACCAGTATAATTATCAGATTGTCTATATGTATACGTATAATACTGTGGCATAGCAGCATTCTTTATATAGCTTGTCCACACATTAGACTTCACTTTTCCAGTTGCTTGATTAGCTGCCTCAAGTAGCGAAGCATCCCATAATGAATCAAGCATTGGTTTATCGAGAAAATAACAAGCGTCGTCAACAGTTTTTTTAGTTGGCTGTTGTTTTTCTCCATGTAACGTCGGCATTGCAATGTCGGCAGCACATTGTTTGCAACCGTCCGTTATTTGACTCGCACAGTTAGGAGCAGTAGAAGAGTAGAAATCGCTTTTCTTCTTAACTTTTCCGCAGTGCTGACAAGTATAATATTTAGAACCAACTCCAAGTAACTCTAGACATTGAAGTTGGTCTTTATCCTCTAATTTATCAAATAGCTTTTGTATTTTATCTAGTTGTTCTTTTATATCTCTAAGTCCGGTAATTTTGTCACTACGAGTATTTGTAGTTGACTTCTGACCGACTTGTCTCATAGTTTTCGTAGCCACAAATTCACCTACTTCCTTTTATTCATATTTAATCAAATCTGATGTATTATATAATTGTTGATATTCAGAATAATACATCCATACTAATTTTTTCCCCGTAGGAAGAGTCCCACAATATTCTTTTTTATGTTGACAACATTCTGTCAAACCACCATTTGAAACACTCATTACTTGACTTGCAAATCTTCCGGATTTAAAAACAGTCTTAGTAGTAACGCAGACAACCGCTTTTGAACTTGGATGGGTGTTAGTTCCATTTTTATATGTCTTTAATTCACTACACCATTTTAAATAATCATTAAGTTCTTTTTGAGTCATCTTATTGTAATCATCTAAATATATATAATGTTTTCCGTGAACTGTTTTAGTACATTGTCCATATTTAATAGAATCTTTCATTAAACAGCACTTTAATATTTGGCTTGGAATACTATTTGCATATTCTGCTGCTTCTTTCGGACTATTAAAAATAACATTATCATCTATACAGATTATCTCTCTTGAAGGTGGTAATTCACCATCATATATTTGTAAATAATCAATAGTTTTATGTATCCAACTTTCAAATTGCTCTTTGGTATTATTTCCCCTACCATATCTATCATGAAAGTTTTTATGACAATTCGCACATAATGTTATAACATTAGAAAAATCAAATCTCTTTTCTTTATCCCAATTATAACCATTGAGATGATGAACTTCTAAGTTTACACCAACAGAACCACAACATTGACACATATAATTATCTCGCTGAATTACTTTTCTTGTAAATTCTGTATAGCCCGGAATATTTCTTCGTAGTTCACGATCTTCATCTGTTAGATTCGGATTCCACTTATTATTATTCTCGCCACTATGCAAGACTTTCTGACAACAATTTTGACAATATATTTTTCCGTTATGATTTCTTCGTAAATAATCACTATAATGCAAAATATATTTTTTACGACAGTTATCACATTCACATTCAACATTAGTAAATGAATACCTTGGTATATCATTTACAGCTACAATTAAGGAACTGCTTTGATGACCCTCAAATTTAGGTACATCATACCCTAAATTTTTATAATATTTTCTATTTCTATTATTTATTTTAGTTTCTACATATTCCGACAATAATCCCATAATTAACCTCTTTTCTCTGACCTCAAGACATAATAAAAAGAACAGAAGAGTGGAGAGGTCAGTAACCACATCACTCGGCTCATGACTTCCGAGTGTCTTCTGTTCTTTGTTAACAATTATTCAATTTTGCCTTTCGCATTAAGACTTTCGAGACGCATCTCTACTTATCACATATCCGCAAATATCTGTCTTTCACTGCCTATCCGAAAATAGCAGAGGGCATTATGCAGAGGTATGGATTTGCACCATACATAGCCCAACTTCTCATCGGAAACCACGACCATTGATCATATGGTAAAGAAGTATCCCTTACCGGTTTCGTCGCTTCGTGAATTCGTCTACCTATTCCGACACTCTGCATTATATAGAACACATCGGCTCATTACCCGTGTACATCGGGAACACAACCGACCACTTACGGACAATACAGATACTATCCTTTTCACAGGCTCTCGTTCTATTTGCGCTCGCATGATTTAATGTGTTTGCATATTGTAGTCGTCAGATTTGCACTGAACCTTTGCGATATAATTGCAATGTGCTACTAAGTCGCTTTATATTGAGCGACATTTACACCACGACACAAAAATAGCGTGGGATTATCTAGTACTCCCACGCCATGTATACTAACTAGAATCCGCTCCTACGTTATAGGCAGGTAGCTATTGTCACAAGATTAATGCCCCAAGAGCATCGTTATTTATATCTTTGAGCAGCAGTCCTACTCTGACTACCGAACATTCCATCAACAGTTATTTTCTCAAGAGTTTGAAATTGCTTAACTGCATAAGTAGTAAGATTACCATAACTACCATCAATCTCTAATTTATAATTACCATACCAATTAAGGAACTTCTGAAGATCTTTAACTTGACTTCCAATACTTCCCGGAATTAAATCCTTTGTCGGAAGATTGCCACCATAGGTTCTCTTAGCTTTTTTCTTAGCTTTCTTTGCGGTATTACGAGACTCTGTTCCAAACATTCCATCTACTTCAATACCCATAGATTTCTGGAAGTCCTTAACCGCAGCTACAGTAAGATTTCCATAACTGCCATCTACTTCAAGTCCATAGTTTCCAAACCAATTAAGGAACTGCTGAAGATACTTTACTTGCATTCCTGAGTTACCCTTAACCAAATCTATAGTTGGAAGAGAACCAGTATAATACTCTGAACTTGGACTTGGTGCAACCTCCGGATTATAATCTGGTCTGTATGCGCCAAGTATTACTCCATAAGGTCTTTTCTTCTCAGCAACACAACCACCGTTGTCTTGAGAACCATAAGTAGATGCAGAAGTATTACCCTCGATAGCATATACTCCGCCTGAATATGTTCCAATACAAATTCCAGTATGATCAGCATCACTTACGTTATCAAAGTTATATAACATTACATCCCCCGGTTTATAACCTGATGTAACAAATCTTCCTTTACTTTTTGCCCAATTCATAAAGGTTGTACATCCAGCGCATTTACCACCATCATAAAAGAGATTAGATGCTCCAGCCATGCGGAAAATGTCCCAAACATAAGCCATACACCAAGGATACCAAGATCCATTTACCTCACGTCCATAGTAATGTGTGTTAAAAATGACATTATTACTATTCGGAGGATTTTCCATTACACCCAAATATTCTTGAGCCTTACTAACAATCTGACTTGCCTTTACTCCCATTACATAGACCTCCTACTTAAAATCTAATTGGGTATATACCCGTTATTCCGTTCTCATTTATTGTGAAAACCATCTGCTGAGGTTTGCCGAATATCCTCTTCTCAACCTCGTAATTATTGCAAGCTCCGCACAAACTGCCACATCTAATAACGTCAACGTCAGAGACGTTAGTGTATTCCGAATGATGAAGGTGTCCCATAATAACAATGTCCGGTATATACCGAAGCATCATAGTAAGCTTAGACACACCTGCCTCGCCAAACGTATCAAAGTCGCCGTGTACCGCAACAATCTTCTTACCCTTAACCTCAAAATCATTAATGGTAGGGTCTATGTTTGGGCAATCCTTAAACTTAATCTTATCTATGTGTTCCAGCTTTGCTTTCATGTACCACGGTATAATGTCATCCAATCTTTCATCACGAAGCACATCTTCCTTAAGCCCTATACGACTATGATTACCGGCAACACTGTTTATATACACAGTTTCAAAATGTGGAGCGATTAAATATACAAAGTGCGTTATTAATTCTGCAGCGGTCTGTATCTGTCTGATTGTATTTTCCCTATTCTCAAGTCGGGTAGTAACGTGTATAGATCCGTTACACATATCCCCGAGCAATACTACGTAAGCGTTCTTACATTTTCTCGCACTCTGTATATCACAGATGTTATTGATGTAATTTATAAGTCGGCTCTTAATTACCGTTGTGTTATAGACACCAAAGTTATTCACCACATTTAATCCAACATGAAGGTCAGACAGAAGAATTACCATATCTTCGTCATTATCTGAAATAAAAACATCGTCAAGCGGTGAAAGAGTAGCAGTGCCACTTTCCCGTACTGCATTGAGTAGTATCTCATAGTTGGCAGTTGCCCTAGCATCTTCCCGTAACTGACGGTTAAGAGAACATCTCTCATCACTTAAGCGCTGACGTTCCTTATACAATTCCTGTTTCTTTTCCTCTATGCTTCTCGCATAATCATCATCAAACAATCGTTTCTTATTTGCGTTAAGTATCTTTTCAAAAGCTTGGTATTGTTTCCTGTATTTAGACTCCGTGTATTCAAAACCGAGAATGTCATTAAGTACATTGGCAACATCTGTCCACGTACCAATCTCATCCTTGCTCTGACATATGCGGTATATTACTTCCTCGTCACATTCACCTTCTAATCTATTTAATGTAGTCACGAGGTCACCGCCTTCCTATACTTGTTCAAATCTGCAAGTACCCACGGTGTCTCAACAGCATAATAATGATTTCTTGTTGTTGACGCATGTATTTCCTCGTGCCATCTATATCCTTTACCTTCAAGGTATTTAACCTCTGCCTTTGTTATCTCAATCATTTTCCTTTTAATCCTTTCTAAAAAAAATTACCCGACTGCTTTCACAGCCGGGTTTTATTAAAACAAGGAGGTATTATCTTACCAATTCTTTGAGTGACTTTGATATCTTTGCTTTTATTACTCTCTTTGCCGGAACCATTACCGTACCGCCGGTAAATGGATTTCTTGCTTCCGTCGCATCCTTATGACTTGGAATAATTGATATTGTCTTCAGAATTTTAACTCCCTCGTCCCTCTTAAGAGAGTCGATCATTACGGCTTCAGCATTATCTAAAACCTCCCGAATATTATTCTGACTATATCCAGTCTCCTTTGATACTAACTTAATAAATTCATTGTAACCTATCATTTCCTTTTATTCATCCTTTCCAAATAAACGAATGCCCACTTCGGCACCGTAATCTTTAACTCTAACATAAGGTTCATACATAACCTTTTCAGTTCCATCATCATTAGTTATTGTAATCTTTTTACCGTTGCACTTTTCATTCTGACACGCTATTACATTAGTGTCAGGAATATACGCACAAGGCTGTTTACAATATGGACAAATACCGAGATATTTTTCCTGCTGTTTCCTCAGTCTGTCTCTATCATTAATTGTTTTCTTTCTTGGCTTCATGCCGAACTCATTAATTGCTACATCCTCGAAGGAGTAGTATCTTTTATCTTTCATTCCTTTTCCTCCTGAAATCCAAGGCGTTTTCGCCTTCCTTCTCATACCAAAGATTATGTCCACCACAAAAATAGTAGTATTTTTTACTTTGCTTTTTATGGTGGATTTTTCTAAGTAGGTCACTTTTTAAAACATTTTAAGAATGTTTTTGAGTCTAAATCATACAATATCTTGAGCAAAATGGAACGATTTTTACTAAGTTTTGTGTTAATATTACCTTTGCCTCTTTTTGCGCCAGGGGTAATCGTAAATGCTCTATTAATTAACCATGACATTAATCCTATATATTTTTGGGACATTGTAATTCTTTTTAAATCTTCAATAAGCGAATTATAGTCATTGCGAAGAACAAACCATTCTTCTATTTCAGAATTATCATCATTCCTAAAATCTTTTAATTGAAAAGTATATTTCTCTATAAGTTTTTCTACGGCTTTGGATTTTCTCATACATTCTTTGTTAGGCTGAGGATTAAAAAATTCAGCAATCGGAATAGCGGGAGAATCATACACCTTTCTTTTTGTCTTTACCTTGAATGCTGAATTCATAGGACAAAGAATATTAGGATTAACCTTCTTACGGATTTCTGGTTTAATCTCGCCCATAAAAGCAGGATATCCAAACTCTTTTATATTCATTTCTTCCTTTATTCGTTGAATTTCAGAATGGATGTTGACATCAAATCGACGCTTGCAGTTATCAATTGCACATTGCAAATTATTGTCCTATAAGTTCTTTACCTTATAGATCTGGGAGTTTCCTCGCATTACGGAACGTCACTTCGTTCCCAGTTTAGACTATATCTTCACCTTCGGCATTATCCGTTTAGGTGTTCGGCACTCGTGTTGGGATTATTGGTTTCCGTCCTCACCCATTAGTCGTTGAGCCTTCCGAGGTACTTTTACTGGAATTCCCCCGGCTTGGTTGCTGGTTGGCATATATATAAATCATATTATTTTATAATAATGTTTTAAAAATGGTTTATTTAAATCACTATAGTGTTTGATGTTTGCCCTAATAGAATCTATTCCGCCTTTAGCACCTATGACCTCTTTTACATAAGAAGCACATTCTCCAATAAAATCAAATGTCCTAATATAGTTTTTAGATAAATCATATAATTCAATTTTTTTGCTTCTTCCGTTTTGAGATCCTTTTCTAGAATAATATATGTTTTTTAATTCAGGGTTATTTTCAAGTTTTTTGCGTAAAGTGTCGTTTTTCCAATTTGGATTTTTATCTCCAACTTGAGACTCTAATCTCGTTCTTGTTTTATTTAACCATACTTCATATTGAAAACTATTCATACGTTCTTTCGGAGATACGTTATACATCGGATTGCTTATTCCTACTGACCCAGCTCCCCCAAAGGTTTGATTGGTTAAAAACTTTTCTTCATCGTCTCCTTCTAACCCTTTAATATCAATACCATATCCACTATTTATATATCTAGTTATTACTTCATTCTCTTTCTCAAAAGCCTCTTCCTCAGTAAGGTTATTATATATTATTCTTACGCTCATCCCATATTCATTAGCAATTTTATCATGTTTTTCATTTCTATGTTTAATCCACGCTCTATCACCGTGTCCTTTTCCAACATAGAAACTATTACCATTATCATTTCTGATGTGTTCATATACGTAATAAGAATTAATAACAGACAACTCCTTTCGTATACGATTTACATACTTAGCTTTCCAGCAATTCACCGAATATTTTTTACGCACATTTCTGTACGCTGACCCTTTGAGCCAAAACTGCAAGTATTGCTACATATCCTACAAAATCTTTTCCAAAATCATTATAGGTGTAGCTCAAACCAATCTGTGCAACATTAGACGACTCGCCTATATCTAGCTGTGCAGCGGATAAGTTGTTGTCTATGATTGCAAAATTTTCAATATCTCTCGTATATATATTTTTTTCCTTTGGTATGTTATTAACAACAGTAGGATAGTGAATATAACAATACTTAGCATGTTCAACAATACAATTATGATTTGTCACATAGCCCGCATCAGAATCGGTGTCCATCCCATTTCCTCTGTCTTGCGCATCTGTCCCAACCATGTTTATTGCAAGTATCTGTGTTCCTAAGTTAAAATATTTGTTCATATATTCATGACAATGATTATGAAGGTATAACATATTATTTTGAGAATTATATGGCGATCTGAAGAACGCCAAATATTCACCGTCCTCAAACCTGCCAGTATAACACTGTATACATCCATCTTCATGTTCAAACGTGGGATCTTCCAGTGCATTTGCACCCACTGAGTGCATCAGCATACCATATGGATTTCCGACAATAACCAGATTATCTGCATTTTGTAATATATGTCCAACTTTTATCTCTTTCGTATAAGCATGAATAATATCCGTTCTTCTTTCTCTGAAATAATCGCAATTAACAAAATTAGGATTCTGTTCACAGAGTGCGAGCAATACGACATAATCATTAGAGAAATTCTGATTCTTTCTCAGATAATCAAAAAATACCATATCATTATTTTTAAGCTTCTCAATATATTCTATGCTGTCTTGAAGTACTTCGGGCATACTTTCTATATTGAGCGCATTAACCATCTGATAACTCATACGTTGCTTGTTCCCAAGCTTACTAACATGCGCAGTCTTGACAATACCAAACTGACAGCCGTTTTCTCGAACTCTGTCTGACCAATATTCATACGTTGCATTCTTAAACTTCAAGAATTTACAAGCATTGTCAGTAGTAATAAGCTTTATATCTTTCGCCATATGTTCATTCCCCCACATGTCGGTAACAGTAGCGGTCTCGTACTGATCCCCGAAGTAATCTCGAAAGAAATCTTGTATCTTCGTATGGAAAGCTGCCGCCTTAAAAAAGTGGTGTCGTAGTAGCACATATCCATTTCCCCATTCTGGGAATATACTTGTATCAATCAGCGCTTGACCGTCAAACAAAGTATTCTTTACTTCATAATCATTTTTCTCAATTGCCTGACAATGTTTCTCGGCATCAAGTTCAATACTTAACACTTTCGTCTTAAAGAAAGAATCTACGTCTTTCAGTATCAGAATATTCTCTGGTTTTATCTTTACCTTGCCTTCAATACTACTGGTAATGAGAGAAGAGTACGCGCCAATCTCAACTATAGGTGCATTTTTCTTCGGTAACTTTAGTCCCATCCACAGAAAATTATGAGCTTTGTTATAAAGAGAAGAACGGATAAACATACATGATCCCTTCTTTGCCTTACCCGGTGTTCTGTATAGCATCTTATAATGGACGACTTCATAATCATGTTGATTTGTTTTTTTATTATACTTCGGGTACTTTATATTAACACCATTAACATAAAAATCTATTCGTAATTCATCCGCAGTCTTTTTTATGTACTTGTCTTTGTTTAATTCCGCTTGTTTACGCAGCCTGGCAATATGATGTTTCTTGTTTTCAATCTCTTTTATCTGCCACATAATACCATGCGACTTTATTCTCTTACGCTCAATACGATTCTGCTTTGCAAGTTTATATATATGTTTCATTTCATCTTCGTATGATCGTGACCCATACTTAAAATCAATGCAGATAATGTCTCTTGTAGATTCTTCTTTCCATATCTTTAATCCATTCTCCACAAGAAAATCTTTAAACAGACTGTTCGTTAACATAGCGTTCTTTGTATCATATCTATAACGTATCCCCTGATCTACCTCGAAAATAGAACCAGCAGAGTAGTTAAGTATTTTTAATCCGTACTCGCTCAATAGTTTACCTCCTTTGTCTTAGTTGATACCGCCCTTAGCTTTAAAG